TCGCCGTCGCTGTAACCGGATAGCGCCATGATTTCTTTCCAGACTTCTTCCAGATTGACGCCTGGCGGTGGCATTTTGCTGATCTGCGTAAAACTGTTGACGCCCAGCAGGAACTTTTGCAGCTTGGTCACCGGGTCGGTGTTGCCCATGCCCACGTTGACGTTGACGGTCATTTCCCGGTCCAGCAGGTCGTCCGTGATCTTGTCCATGCCGTATTTTTGGAAAGCCTTAGCCTTCTTGCCGGCCAGATCCAAGATCGCCTGATCTGTCTCGTAATGCTGCTCAAGCATGACCAGTTGGCGCAGTATTGGCGCCAAAAACGTCTCACTGTACGTCATGAGCATGTAATCGGTCAGCAGGTTAGCCGGCGCCTGCAATAGCGTCATTGCTCGGGCTGGCTCTCGCGGGCTGCGCTGGGTGGCTACTGAAGCCGCGCTAAAGTTGCCCACCAGCTCATCGAAGTTGGCGTTGTTGCGGTCTTCCTCGGCGTAGGCGCTGGCGGTCACGTCCGGCCAGCTGTTCTCTACAACGTCGGTTGCCGGGTCATCCATCATGACGACGCGCCCAGGCACGTTACGCACCAGCGCGGTGAGGTCTACGTTTTTGCCACGTTTGGCAAAGTAACCCTTGTTCAGCACAAACTTAACATTGTCCAGCCGGCTGTTTTTGATTTCGTTGATTTCGTCCTGCAACCCACGGACCATTTGCGGTATGGGTGTGGCAATTGGCCGGTGTGTCTCGATGTTGCAACTGCCCATTACGTAAGGTCGGTGGCCATGGAAAACGGTGTTTTCTAATGGCTCCGGCTCGGTCAGCATGCGTTCCGACCGTAAGGTGTAAAACTGATAGTCAGTCCCGTTCCAGCGGTGTATGTGGCGGTGCACCCAGCACAGGTCGTAATCGCTAACTTGGCGGCGCTCAACGGCCGCGTCCTGCATCTGACCACCGCGAGTTCGCCGGGTGCTGTCTTCCTGATCGCCCTGCACCAGAATGTTGTCCGGGTAGTAATTCCACTGTTTGCCCTTTGGGTCTGGCCGCGCCATGCGAGCTTTGACGTCTACCACGTACATAGGGATAACGTGAATCAGGTACGGGCTGGACTGGATGGGGTTAGTCCAATGCGCTGACGGGTCAAAACGAAAGTTTTCAATAGGGATTAAGTCAATCACGGGCTTGTCGCTAGACCGGATCAGTTTGCCCTTACCGTCCCGGCGCATGGCGTACTGCCAGTGAACGTGGGCAATCGCAGCACCTTGGTTCTGGGCGTCCTGCAAGCCGCCAGTGACGATTTGGAACCACGGTATCGACTTGGTAAGGCGGTATTGCAATAGCGCCTGCATGACGTCCGCAGACGCCCTCTCTTGCGGGTCGTTGCCGTTTTGAGCTGTGACCGACACCCTGTCGAGGTTGCTAAAGAACGCAGCAGCCGCAGCAGCCTCGTTCTTGCGAATGATGGCGCGGGTCTTGGGCACAAAGATGTGCGAACGCTTGCGGAAGGTGTCGCTGTTGTACTTGCTGTCGCCGGGATGCTGGCTGTTAAACGCCTTGATGGAGTCTTCCCAGCCCTTGCGGTAGTTGGTGTCGATGAAGCTGGTGCTAAACCGAAAAGCATCCTGTGCTCGGCGCTTCCAGTTGGGCTGGCCTTCGTCGGCGTCGCCCAAGTCTTCGTCCTCGGTCTGCTCAGGCTGTAACCCGGCTTCCTCGGTTTCCGTCCCGGCGTACCACAGATCCACGTTACCGGTGCCTGGGTCGCTAATGCTCGGCGGCTGCGGCCGGTAGTTGGTGCTCTGGCTCATGTGAAGTTATTCCGCTGTTTGTATTTCCACGCGCTCGGCACCATGGGGTCTTCCCCGTGCCACTTCCCCCGCTTTAATCCAAACGCCTCCAACATGGCGCCACCAAACGTGACGCAGCTTTGCTCAATTTGTTTAGGCGTGCCCAGCTTGTCTTTGGGTAGCAGGCTGCTAAACCCTTCAACGCCCAGCTCCTGCGCCACGGCCCCGGCAATGCCTAGGTGCCGGATCACAATACCGCCGCCCTGAAACCCAATGATCCACGGGTGGTCAGGGTAGTGTTTGTTTAGCGCCTCACCGACTTGCTTGGCCAGCTCTAATTGGCTGAGCTCCTCAAGGTCGCCTTGTTCCATTACGTGCATGGTTAATCAGCCTGTGATGACATTTGGACAACAGCGTTTTCAGCGGTTTGAGCTTGCTGTGCTTTAATTTGTCGGTTTATTTCATTGATTACAGGTGCGGCTACGCTATACGCGACTTGGCCTAGTGCCTGGTCAATTACCGTTAGCATCTGATCGGTAAAATCTAGTTTCATGATTAAGCCGAAAAGTAAGGGATTTTCACTTGAGTGCTGCCAACGTAAGCAACCATATAACCCAACACCGTCGCTGGCACGGTTTGAGTAGCTCCTGCCGTGGCTGATGCTGATGTGGCTGAGCCTAGGCTAACGCCAGACGATACGCTGGCTGCTGCGGCTGACAAATACAAAGCCGAACCCATGGCTACCTGACCGGTGCCTTTCGCGTTTAGCGTGAGCTGAATGTTAGAAGCCGCTCCAATAGCACTAATGGACGGCAATGCACTTGCACTACCTAAAATTTGAATCGCTGAGTTGATGCTCACTGGCGTTGCGCCAACGATAAAACTAGGCGTAGTAATTTCTGATGAACTAAAACTGCCAGAGAAGTTAATGCCATACGCTGCGCTACTGTTTACGCTGCGAACTAAAGCCGATCCAGTGCCACCCACGGCTGTATTGCTAGTGTTGTTAAAATTGATTCCGTACAGCCACCCTGACGGTATGCTGTTGCTGTTGAGCTGTAACGCCGATACGCCAGGGTTAGCGCCCACGGCGTTAATGGATATGCCGTAGCCGCTACCAGCGGATGGCATGTTAACGTCAACCTCAATGCCAATTCCGGTAGTGCCAGTGCTGCTCAATACGGCCGCAAAGTTAGCTCCCCACACTTTGGCGCCTGACGCAGTAGCAATGCCTGCGCCGTAAACGGCCACGGCCGGCGCGGTGCTCGAGCTGCTGATCTGTGAGGCAATTTGAAAAATGTTGCCGTAGCTGTTGTACGCAGTATTGACGGTTTGAACCGCTTGCCACGTGGCACCGACCGGATTGGTGTTGTATAAAATGCCGGAAGCAGTCTGCAATGTTGGCGCGATTGACTGGCTTTGAATTGCTGTTAAATTGGCAGAACCGACGTATAAATCCGTAAAGTTGCTATTAACCTTCTGAAACGCCGTGCGCGCCGGGTCGCCGGTGCCGTCATTAGGTAATGTACCGACGTTAATGCTTTGTTGTGTCATGCGCCGTCTGCCGTAAAGTTAATGGTGTCGGCCGTTGGGCTGGTCTGGCTGGCCGACCATAAAGATCCGACTGTCTTTGAATAAATGCCGGTGGTGCCCCGGTCGGTGCTGTCAAACCCACGGCCGCCAGACATCTCGTAAACGCGGTGATCGGGTGCGGAGTACTCGCTGCCCCAGGCGCGGTTGGCCATTTCCTTAAAGGAAAACGTCCGGGTAGTGACCGGTAAGCCTAGGCTGCTGGGTACGGTATTGGCCACTAGTTTTCCTCAGGCTCCAATATAGTCGAGTCGATAAACTCCGGCGGTCTCGGGTCTAGGTCGTAAATGCGGCTGACGGCATCTATCAGGTCTTTCAGTCCAGTAAACGGGTAGTATGACACCTGCATGATGAACCGGTCCGCAAGGTTGTAGAGTAACCCATTTTCGTCCCGCCGGATAATCGGCCGCGCAATGCGGTAGTCGTACCCGGCAGCAATCATACGCCGCTGCTGGTCAGTCAGATCCGGCTCGCCTTCCTTGGGGGTGCGCGGCAAATAAAAACTGTGGTTGCGGAAGTCCGGCAGCAAACGCTGCACCCGGTCGTCTTTGCTGCCCGGTCCTTCGTTCGGCCACTCCAGCTCCTCGATGTCCAGCCCCTTGACGTTCTCAACCCGGATGCGCTCTAGGAAGTAGTCCATGTCCGCAATAGCACCGTAGCGCTCGTAACCCAGCCGGATGCCCTGTACGCCGGGCGCCACCCGCCATTTCTTCCACAGGTCACGCAGACCCGTCCAGCGCTCCAGCAGATCCATCTTGTGATCGAACCCGTCCAGCAGGTACTTGTTGCCCTGCTGATCCACACCCAACACCGCCATGGCCGTATTGGCGCTGCCTTTCTTCTTGGACCGCGCCGGATCAATGGTGATGTACACCATCAAGTTTTCAGGTCGGCTCTCGTAGACTTGCAGGTCGTCGGGGTCAAACCAGCGCTGGGTGCCGGCTAGGGGATTTTGGAGCATCTGGCAGGCCAGCGTAGACTCGAGCTGGGTGCGCACGCGCCGGTCCCATTCCTCCTGGCTAAACAGCACCGGCTCGCCGTCTTTGGTGCCGTCTTTCGTGGCTGGGTAGACTCGCGGGGTCACGCCCGTTGTCATGATGTGGGCGTAGGTGTCAGCAAAATTGTACCGCGTGCCGATGTGCCAGACCCGGCCACCGGCGCTGCCCAGGTTGTCGCTGACCGACCACGCCTCAGTAGTCTTGGTGATCTGCTCGGGCGTGCTGACCGATTCCATCGTCACTACGTCGTCGTACACCCGCAGCTTGAAGTGTCGGCTGGTGGGCTGGCCGTCTACCAGTCCGTGCGCTTCTATGCTGGCCTCCTTAGGGTTGGATTGGCGCTTGACGACTATGCCAGCGTCCAGCGACCAGAAGGGC